GTAGCGAGTAGCGATCCTGTTGGTAGCCATGCGCTGCCGGTGCAGGTGCTGGGCGGTGCGTTGGGCACGCAGCCGGTGAGCGGCACGGTCACCGCCAACATCGGCACCGGCACCGTTGCAGCCGTCACCTCCGCCAACCTGGCGCTGCCGGGCATCATCGCGGATGTGGCCTCCGCTGCACTGGCGACCACCACGACCACGGCGGCGTTCACACCGACGTTTGGCACCAGCTACAGCGTCAGCATCCCGGTCACTGCAGTCACGGGCAGCACGCCAACGCTGGATGTGGCGATCGAAGAATCCGACGATTCGGGCGGCAACTGGTTCAAGGTCTACGACTTCCCGAGGATTTCGGGCACAGGCATCTACCGCTCACCGCTGATCAGGCTTGTTGGCAACCGCGTCAGATACGTCCAGACCGTGGGCGGCGGCACGCCATCGTTCACCAGGGCGATCAACCGTCTGCAGAACAGCAACAGCTCCGAGGCCGTGCGCCAGCTGATTGATCGCAGCATCGTGCTGACCACCCTCAACAGCACGACGCCAACCCTGGACACCAGGGACGCCGGCAACCGCGCCCAGCTGGTGGTCAACGTCGGCGCAATCACCACCACGGCACCAGCGCTCCAGATGGAGGGCAGCGACGACAACGGCGCCAGCTGGTACGCAATCGGCACCCCGCTCACCGCTGTGGCCAGCTCCACGGTGCAGCTGACGGTGCAGGACATCAACGCTGCACTGATGCGCGTGCGTGTCTCGACAGCGGGCGTAGGCGTCACGTCTGGCTACGTGATGATCAAGGCGCACGATTGATCAGTCGGGGCAACTTAGGCGCAGATGCACATCCCCTGTGACGCTGCCTTCGGCTGAAGACATCAGTGCCATTGCCGTAACCCTGCTGGCCGGCAGCGAGCTGCTGAGCCTGGTTCCCGGCATCAAAGCTAACGGCTGGATTCAGCTGATCGTTGGCGCCATCAGGGGCATGGCTGAGGCCAACAGCCAGACCAAGCGCAGGGGCCGGCGGTGATTGAGATCTGGGCAGCCGTGGTGGGTGCTTGCTGCGCCATTGGTGCCAGCGGAGTCGGCAACTTCCTGCGGCGCGATGACGAGGCCGCCAAGTCTGTGGTGCGCCTGACTGCGGCGGTCGAGCACATTGCCGGTGAGGTCAGCCTGCTCCGCGCCGAGATCAAAAGCGACCGCCAGGAGCTGTACCCACGGCTGAACACATTGGAGCAGCGGGTCGCCGTGCTGGAGTCACGCCAGTGATCCGGCTGACAGACGCGGCGCGGCATTACCGCGAGCTGCCGCATCAGATCGCCGCTTGGAATGCCCTGCAGGAGAAGGTGCCGCCGCAGCTGCTGGAGGAATTTGCGCAGCTGTACCGCTCCGCACCAGCAACCAAGGACAGCCCGCCACCGGCCTGGCTGGCGCCAGCGCTGAAGATCATCCAGACCTGGGAAGGCTGCCGCCTGAGTGCCTACAAGGACGCAGCAGGCGTGCCAACCATCGGCTACGGCACCACCCGCCATGGCAATGGTGCGGTGCGGATGGGCGACACGATCAGTCAGGCCCAGGCCGATGAGTTGCTGCGCAACGATGTCGAGAATCTGTTTGGCCCTGGCGTGCTGCAGTTGTTGCCGCTGGCCGCGAAGTGGCGCCGTGAGCAGGTGGCAGCGTTGATCAGCTTTGCCTACAACGTCGGCCTGGGGGCATTGGAAACAAGCACGCTGCGCAAGCGGCTGCTGGCTGGCGAAGAACCCTGCAAGGTGGTGCGCGAGGAGCTGCCCCGCTGGCGTCATGCCGGTGAGGCCGTGCTGCCGGGACTGGAGCGCCGCCGCGCTGCAGAGGTGGCCTTGTTCTGCGGGACTGCACCCCCAGTGCAAGCAGCGTCGCCAAGCAATCCGCTGAAGGTGCCGTACTACAGCCAGCGCGATAGCCAGGTGGCTGGCCAAGCCTCGCGCATGTGCTTCAGCAGCAGCTGCGCCATGCTCGTGGCCACCGTGCGGCCGGGACTGCTGAGCGGCCCCAACGGCGATGATCAATACCTGAAGCGGGTCATGCAGTTCGGTGACAGCACCGACGCTGCCGCGCAGATCAAGGCACTGGCCAGCTACGGCATCAAGGCCAGCTTTCGGCAGGATTGCACGTGGAGCGACCTGGAGCAGCAGATCGCCAAGGGCGTGCCGGTGCCGTGCGGCTTCCTGCATCACGGCCCCAGCTCTGCACCCACCGGCGGCGGGCACTGGTTGATCGTGATCGGCACCACGCCAACGGCGGTGATCGTCAACGATCCCTGGGGCGAGATGCTGGTTGCCGAAGGCACCTATGCCGGCAACCGTGGCGCTGGCCTGGCCTACAGCCGCAAGAACTGGGGGCCGAGGTGGATGGTGGAAGGCCCCGGCACCGGCTGGGCGATTGTGGCGCAGCCATAGCGGCTAGCTGCCATCCTCCGGCTCATCGTCCATAGTCAAACCCTTGGCGACAAGCAGGCACTCAAACAGCACTTCAGCCTGCCAACGCTGCCGGTGCTCGGTGCAATAGCCAAGCCCGCACACCCTCCAGAGCGGGCCATGGCTGGTCTGGATCAGCTCGACACGCGGCTGATCCATTGCCGGAAACCTAGGTCGTCGCTCTAGGTTCCCTATGGCGTGGGGCGAGTGGATGATCCCGCAGCCGGGGCCAGAGCACCTGTTGACGCTGGAGCGTCAGCGGCGAGCTGTTGAGGGCTACGACCTAGCGCAGGCGCAGAAGGTGCTGCTGCAGCTGTGTGAATTGGCCATGCACCAGGATCTGATCATCCGCAGCGCTACACGGCATATTGCAGCTCTGGAGTGCCAAGCAGCTCTGCGCGATTGAGCTGCAGGCGCAGGCGCCTCAGGGCATTGCGATGCCTCAGGCTGATCGCCTGGCGGGACACGCCAAACTCCTGAGACAGCGAGTTAAGGCTGCAGCTTTCGCCGTTGGGGTTCATGTAGAGCCGCTGCACGATGACGCGATCCATCTCGGGCAGATCGGCCAGCAGTTGCTGCACCAATGGCGCCATGTGGCCGTATTCGTCCAGCTCATTGGTGGCCACCTCGTCGGCGATCAGCTCTAACAGGGTTGACGACTCCGAGCGGCCGTCGTTGCGGGCGCGATCGTCCAGGGAGATCACCGGGGCGCCGTGGGGCAAATAGCCGCGCAGGGTGTGCGGGCTGGTATTGCAGTGCTCGGCCATCTGTTCCAGCGTCGGCCGGCGGCCATGCTGCCGCTCGTAAGTGGTCATGTAGTCAAATGCCTTCTTGATCACCAAGATGGCGTTATCCGGCAGGCGGATCGTGCGGCTCTTGCTGCTGAGGCTGCGGTTGATGCTCTGGCGGATCCAGTTGAAGGCATAGGTCGAGAACTTGTAACCCCGCGCCGCGTCGTATTTGACGATCGCCCGCTCCAGGCCGATCAGACCCTCTTGGATCAGGTCGTCAAGGCCCAGCGTGCCGGTGAAACGCTGGTAGCGGTTCGCCATGTGAACCACCATGCGGATGTTGGAGAGGAAGAAGCGGTCGTAGGCGCGGCGACCTCGCCGAATGATGGCTTGATCCCGTGTTGAGGGGTTGGCCGCATTGCGCAGCAGCAGCCATTGCTGGATGTGGCGGCTGAAGATGATCTCCTGCTCAGCGGTCAGCAGTGGGTAGTTGTGCGATTGGTGCAGCAGCCAATCGGCAGAGCTGTCGTGCATGTCAGGGCTTGATTTCACGGGACTTCATGGCCAGCAGCCAGGACGCAAATTGCGTCATCAGGGCAGCGGTCTGGTTGTTGATCGGTGCGGCGTGCGGATAGGAATCGCGCCACCATTCAGCCAGCAGATCCTCGATTGCTGGGGTTGGCTTTGCTGAGGCAGTCATAGGCCGTGGTAAGGGTGAGCGCGGTGTAAAGGCCGCGCATGGGGTGAGGCTTGATGTCGCTGCCGCGACCGTTGAGCATGTAGGCCGCTTCCAGAAGGTCTTGGCGTGCCTGCTGCACGAGCGGATCGCAAGGATTCATCAGATAACGGTGCGTGTCTGGTAGTTCGGGTCGGTCTCGTCCAGGCCGTGGACTTCAGGGCCAAACCCGGTGGCCAGCTGTTCAGGGCTGAGGCCATCGGGTCTAGGTTGCTGCCGCTTGGCGTCCTGATCGCTCAGGGCCGCAAGCCAGCTGTCCAAGCGTTCCCGCATTGGTAGACCTTTGGGCACCTTGAGGAACCGCCGTAGCTGTGGCAGGTCTCGGATGAACACGCAGGCGCCGTCGTTGTAGGCGATGAAGCACCGGCCGTTGTGATCGCGGTAGGTCTCAACGGCCTGGTAGCGACTGAGCGCCAGACGCTCACGCTGGGCCATCAGAGCGGCGAGCGGGTGAACTCGATCTGGCGGAACCAGTCAAAAGCAAACCCCCAGCCACCCCACTGGTCCCAGCGCTCCAGCACGCCTGGAGACGTTTCGACGACGCCATTGCAAAGGTTGGAGTTCATCCACCAGACGTGGCCAATGCGCCCGTACTCGGGCGTGATGTCAATGAAGGTGTCAGGCATCAGAAGGGGATGGCTTCGGTGGTGTCAGCCGGGCCGTTGAGCCACTTGGTCGAAGCCGGGTTGATGGTGCCAAAGTCGCCGCCGTTGCCCTCGCGGCCTTTGCCGTTGATGTAGAAGCCTTGGACTTCCACCTCGGCCTTCTTGTCGTAGTCCCAGACCTTGCCGGTCTTCTGGCGTTCGTTGTCGTCAGCGCTGTTCATGATGTATTGCGCCAGGGCCACCGCTGAATCGCGGGGAATGAACAGGCTCAGCGCACGCGGCTGCTTGCCGGTCTGGTCGTAGCGGTTGTCGCTGGTGCTCCACTTGAGTGGGATGGGCAGGGCAGCTTTGAAATCAGAAGACATGATCAGTTGATAGAAGGAAGCTTGAAGTAACGGCGCAGGCAGTCATGCACGGCGCCGCTGGGGGTGAGCTGATGCTCGTCTGCGTGCTGGCGAATCAGCTCCATCACGTCTGGCCAGAGGTGAACACCGACCTGGACGCTGCGGGTACTGCGGGCATAGCGGCGACGTGGCTGGGCCTCGCTAGTGCTAGTCATCGCAGGCGCACCAGAGTTGAGGGCTGGAGCGGTGGGCATAGAAATCAACAGGGCGAATTGACAAGCCGTCAGCTTGCACTGCAGCGATTTCCTTTAGGCGCAGCCAAATCGTTTTCGCATGGCTGAAGCTAGAAAAGCGATGCTCCAGCGGTACAGCGTCTGCACTGGCATCCCATTGCAGCGTTGTGCCGCAGACCTGCGTCAGGTAGAGGCCATCACGATTCAGCAGCCAGCAGACCCGGTGCAGATACGGAGCGCTGGAGCAGGTTGAGATCGGCGCGGATCCGCTGGAGCAATGCCCGCTTGGCGCAGATGTTGCCATAGGCCGTGATGCGGGCATCGTATGCAGCATCTGCGTAAGCCTCGTGGATTGTTCGCTCAAGGCCCTCGCAGGCAGCGGATACATGCGCGAGAGCAAGTCGGATGTGGTCATCAGGCGGCTGCGGCATGGATCTGTGCCATCAGGAAATCGCGGTGCGCGGCGGTCTTGATGTAGTCGGCGGCCTTCTTGTCAGCCGGCAGGCAGAAGTGCTCCTGAAAAGCGGCGACCACACCGGTGCGCTGCTCTTCGCTGAGCCTGACCACCGCCTGCACCAGCTCCTGCACTTCGGCAGCGCTGAGGCGTACGCCGCCAGGGGCTGGGTTGCCGGGTAGGCGGTTGGCTGGGGTGGTTTTGGTGGGCTGCGCCTTGGCAGCGCTAGCCGCCGGTGCGTCGTCATCGCGCATGGGGTTTTCCACCTCGACACGCGCCCACAGCTCGTAGCCAAGGCCAAAGGTGAAGGCCGCAGCGGTGCAGAGGCAGCGGCGGTGGGTGTCGGTCAGCGTCCGCGCCGTAATGCGCTCAGACGCAATGGGGTTGTTGCGGTTGTCCATGCACGCCTGCGGAAAATCAGGCGTGATCTGGTCGCCGTTCTGGAAATAGCCGACCACGTAGCCGGAGCCATCAGGCGCCTGCCAGGCGTGGCCACCATCGGGGGCAGTGCGCAGCGCAAACTGCCAGCCGGGGGCATGGACGTGGAGCAGGTGGGCGATTTTGGCCCAGTTCACATAGTCAGCGGCATAGCTGCCGGTGCCTTTGCTGGAGATGTCATCGGATGTGATGACACCTCCCAAGTTGGGGAAGTCAGTCATGGATGCGGGTTCTCGGTGCCGCGTCGCTGCGGCATCCCGATCACACTAGGCTAGCTTCCCCTAGTAGTCAAGCCTTCTCCCACGCCGCTAGCGCATCCGCAACCGGGTCGCTGTTGGTGCCGCAGATCGCTTCCCATTCCTGCGGTGTCCAGCTGTGCCAACCCGACAGGACATTGCGCAGCAGATCGCGCTGGCTGGCCGTTAGGCCTTGGCAGCAGGCATCCAGCTCGCGCCAGCCGGCCGCAGGCGTGACCCCCTTGGCCGCAGCAATCGACTCAAAGCGGGCTTGGTGCTCACGGCTGAGGTCTGCCGCTTCCTCAACCGATAGGGGCTTTGGGCCGGTGGCCCAGTCCGGTGCGTCCAGCTCGCCCACGAAGTGGCCAAAGAACTCCATGGCACCCCACGGCTTGCCGCTCGGGTCGGCGATGGCTTCGGACTCCTTGAGCCGGTCCTTCAGCTGACGGTCTGTGATGCCGCTGTAGTCCCCCTCGGCCACGCGGGCATTGGCCAGGGCCAGCTGGATGAACGTGAGCGGCGAGGGCTGCTCGGTCTTGGCGTTCTGCAGGCGGTTGAAAGAGGAATCGCGCACGGCGGGAAAGCCGGCCTGCTCGCCCCACTCGTGCAGCGTGCTGTGAATCCAGCCGTTGCGGCTGGCCCAGGCCGTCAGGGTGCGACCAAAGCGTTGGCGGGCGGCTAGCGAGGGGTGCTGGTACCGGTCGTGTTCCATTGGTTTGGCTGCGGTAGTGGGTAGCTTACCCCTAGGTAGGTGCAGCCGCATCGCCGTGTTTATCCAGCCGCAGCACCACGGTTTCAACTGCGCGATCGCGCACCAGCACCCGCTCCACGTAGTCCGTGAACATGCGCCGCGTCAGCTGCGGGTCGTTCTGTGCCAGCTGCCAGTAGCGCTCATCGCTCAAGGCTTGGCGAATCTCCTCCGGTGTGTGCTCCATTTCCTCGTTCCTCGCCTGCTCCTGCAGCAGCACATCCAGTCGCTGCAGCTTCCGATCGATCGCGGTCTGGAGCTCTGGGTCCGCCATCGCCCGCAACTCGCGGATCTGGCGTTCCAGCCGTTGCGCTTCCACCAAGCGTTCGGCACTGAGGCCGTGGCCTACCTGCACCGCCACCAGCTCCTCGCGTGCCTGGCGCAACCGCGACCAGATCGCAGCCTTCACCACGGCCACCTTGATCCTGTTCTTCGGCTTGGCGCTGCAGGTGAAGTACACGCAGCGCAGATACACCGGCCCCAGGCGGACGTGGTGCTGGTAGCCCATGACCCGGCCGCAATGGGCGCAATGCACCAGCTTCGTCAATTCCCGCACGTAGCCAGGCAGCAGAGGCGATCGCTTGCGGTTGGCGTGCTCTGCCAGCAAGGCTGCCGCCTGCGCCTGCTGCAGCGGCGTGATCAGCGGCTCATGGGCGCCGGGGATGACCTCGCTGTAGACGCCAGGCTTTTTGCGTCGCGTCTTCATCCGGCCGTCCTTGTCTCTGTATTTCTCGTCGTGGCCGTACACCCGGCAGCCAATCAACGACGGATTCACCAGCCAGGCACGCAGGCCGATGACGCTGCTCCACTGGCACCTGGGCAGACTTTGCGCCATGCGCAGGGTTGGATTCAGCTGGCCACTTTCCAAGAACTTGGCCATCACGGCGCGGGCGTGCTCGGCCGTCTCTGGATCCAGCTCGTAGTTGCTGCGGTCCGCATTGAAGCGGTAGCCATACGGGGCCACCGGCCCCAGCGGAATCAGATTGCGCCGCTGAAACGCTCGGCCGTGGCTGACCCGTTCGCTGAGGCGCTCCGTTTCGGCCTGCCCCAGGCTGATCAGCATCCGCGCCACCAAGCGCCCGCCCACCGTGGCCAGATCCAGCGAGTCATCCAAGGCCAGCAGGCTGGGTGTGTCGTCCGCGCTGAAGTAGCTCAGCAGCTGTGCGCCGTGGGCCATGGAGCGGCTGAGGCGATCAAGGCGGGTGCAGATCACCCGGTCAACTTCACCCCGTTTGCACGCGGCCAGCAGCGCTGCCAACTGGGGGCGATCGTCGCGGGCGCCGCTCATCACGTCAATGAACTCGCGCACCTTCTGACCTGCGGCAGCGCCACGCAGGCGGTCGAGCTGCTGCACCAGCGCCTGCTCCTGCTCTTCGCTACCGGTTGACACGCGGGCATACAGGGCAACGCGCATCACCCCCCCCCCACCCCCGCGCGAGGGCTTTTCATTTCGGGCGTTCTCTTGGGCCATAGGCTACGGTAGTAGGTAGCCTGCCCTATTTGAATGGGGTTGGTGTCCAGCCACTCCCCGAGATCCCGCATGAACACTGCGACCCTGCCGATTACAGCGCAGCAGATCAGCCGCGCAACCCTCGCTGAACTGCTCGGCTCCAGCGGCCCTGCTTACGAGGCCCTTGGCGCTGGTGCTGCCGCTGCCTTGGACTGCCTGCGCATTGCGCGGGAGTTCTATGCCCTGCCGCCGGAGCTGGAGCCTGACCTGCACGCTTTTGCGTTGCACCTGCACGAGGCGCTGGAGGCACTGGAGCGAGCCAAGCGGCAGGTGGGCGCATGATGCAGATGCGCGGCAGTCGGGAAATAGCCGCTAGCGGAGCGTAGTTTTCAAGAGTTGGCTAGCCGTCGGCTGGCCCCCTCGACCTCATGACTCCGAACACCGCACCGATGATGCGCACGCCCAAGCGGGTGAGCATCACCGTTTCCAATTCCGTCCTTGATCGCTTGCAGCGGCTCAGCGATGAGCAAGGCCGCAGCACCAGCAACTTGGCCGCCCACCTGCTGGAGGTGGCCCTTGACGCCATGGAAGGCGCCCCGCCAATCCCGAAACGGTGGCCGAACAAGGCTGCCTGATGCCCCGGCCCTGACCGGGGCTTTTTCATGCCAGCCGCCTCGCTAGCAGGGCGGGATTCATGGGACGCAGCCAGTGCCGCGCTAGTGGGGTTGATCTGCGGCTAGCTGCCGCTAGTGTCTGACGTAGCCGATCGCTACCTCTCGGCTACCTCGCATCACCCTTTCAGCTACCTGCCGTGCCACAGCTCAATTTCACGATTCCAGCGGACCTGCTGGACAGAATCGACGCCGCAAAGCCCAACTACCTAGACAGGAAGGGCTTTATCTGCCTGTTGCTCTCAGAGCAGTTGACAGAGGGGAGTACAGTACGCGCCTACCGTGTCGGTGCGGGAACCAGTCCTCTACTAGGGCCATCCATGCAAGACCTGCCAACGGAGCAGGTCAAGCAAGGATCGCCTGCTCAGCAGGGGCTGTTGGATTCCGGGTTTGGGGAAATCCTTGAACCAAAAAAAAAGAATAAAACCAAGGGTAGAAATGAGGGTAAAAAGCGCCCTGACTACACCCTTGAGTTTGAAGCCTTCTGGCGGGTCTATCAGTCGCTTCCGGTGAAGGCGGCGAAGCAGTCCAAGCCCCTGGCCCTAGCCGCTTGGATCGAGGCCACCGCCCACTGTCCCGCTGAAGACCTGCAGCGGGCCGTGCAGGCGCAGCTGGACGTGCAGGAGCGCGAACTGCGCACCGAGCGTGCGTTCACTGTGGCCATGCCTGATGCGTTTCGCTGGCTAAGAGACGAGTGCTACCTAGCCCTACTGGAGCGGCACGAGCCTGCGCAGTCCTCCAAGCCCTCGTGGATGCTCTGACATGAAGCTCTACGAACCTCAGGCGGCCAACCATTTCGTGTTTGCCACCGTGTCCATTGCCGCCCGCGAAGGCACGCCGCCGGACTACAAGGCCATCGCGGCCCAGTCCATTGACGCTGCCCTGAACCAGCTGGATGCCTCGC